GATTGCTTAGCACGGCTTGAGATTCTGAATTTTCTGCTCATAAATCATCTTGCTGTGAATGTCGATTTGCCTTAAATAGCTCGAAAATAAGCCCAAAATGAGCCCGTTTTGATCAAAAGAAGGTCATTATCACGACGTTATAATTTTTGAAGCTTTGAATCGCATTAGGTTACAATATTATACCTATACCAACAACACCAACAATACTACCGTATGATAACGCCCCGTTCCTAACTACGCTACAATACACTATAATTGTTGTATATTTGTTTTATTTGTTCCTAGCATATTCTAGTATAGCGTGGCGCCATACCTATTTAACCCTTTTTTTATATTTTATCCTACGTTATATAAGATCCCCTAGTGGAAATGAACGAAATGGCGACTATATAAGCATTGCTCGGCAAATGCCGTGTATATAAACATTTGTCGGACTTGTGTAAATCAACTCTCGAAATCCCTGCCTAGTATGGTATATAAGGCAAATCTACATTTACAGCAATAGGGTATATGACAGGCTTAAAAGACCTAGTTGCAAATGCTGGTAAAGGCACAGCTAACCCTGTATCTAAAACAGTATGCGACTTAATGAAAAGCAATCATACCTTCTTAGGTATAGGCGAGAGTGATAACTCTAAAGCCTATATTGAATTGCAGGTAGATGGCTTTAGCCCTATCAGAAAATACGCCCCATCAGGCAGTATTAAAGACCAATTAACCTTCCTTGAAGGATTCGTTGGAAAAGACTACTCTATACGAGATAGATTAGCCAATATGATAGCACAGCTAAAATAAATAGAGAAATACACCCAAAAGTATTTCCACGCCCTTTTTTTCTTTCGTTCATCTCGCCCTAGTGCGCCTCTAGAAAAAATGAAATATAAGAGTTACCTACTTATATAAAAGGCGGTGTTCATCTAAAAAAGTATTTAACCCCTACTTGTCTGAAAGTTCGGTTGGGGGATTATTGTCAATTCCGTTGCTTACCATTGTACCCTGTATTCTAAAAATACACCTTATAAGCTGTCTTTTAGTATGATCACCAAAAGGCTCAGTACAAGCAACACATACTATCTTCTCAAGTTGTTTATTACCCAACATTCTCAACTCTCTCCCTACACGTACGACAATATGCTATACCTTCTTTATAAAAGAAGTTGGGGTGGTTGCATGGAGTATGAACATTCATTCATGCTCACCCTTACCACACAATATACAAAAGAACTTGAAGCAATCAAATTGCCATGCGTGACAAGGTGGGTGGCTTTTCACGATAACGTCACTCATGCTTGTTCATTACCTCATAGTCTTTTATTAGTCTATAGATGATTTTCATTCTATAATCATGTTGTGCCTGAGTCACATCCTTAGGATGAAACACTATAGACTTTGTTAGTTTATCCCAATCCTTTTTATGAGAATCCCATGTTTTTTCATCGTCGTAAATCATGGACAAATCCTCGTTGAAGCAGTTGGTAGAGTTGTTTCACATCGTGTCGGTAGTTGTTCTATTTCAGGGGTATCATATGAAAATGTACCATAGAACATCACACCCAACATCAAAGCGACTGGGAGTAACCAAATGTATTTCCACATATCTTATATAGAACTCTGTGCTATATAACCCTAGCGTTATTAACTTTTCTCTTATGACACATGCATTTACAATCTACAAACCATTCATCTTCATGCTTGCTCTCACAAGCCAAACATCCTCTTAAAGTCATTTCGATTTCTCCTTATAACAATGCTTACAATGTTGTCCAGCATCACCATCTTGTGTGTTGTTACGAACAGGTATATTATCTATCCACTCATGTTCACAGATCATTTCTTTGTAAACCCCTTTTCTCTCAACCAGTTTAAATACCATTGATAAGGTTTATCAATCTTGTTTACTTCATAACGAGTACCATATTTATTCATTAGTTCCCCTCTTAGAGAAGGCGTACTTTAATCTCTTAGCCCCACATTTGTCGCACATTGGAACACCGTTAACCGAACACATATCGGACTTTGCCTCTATCATCTTCCAGCACTCTTCGCATTGATACTTCATACTGTACCTACGGCTTGGAGATATATAAGACTTTCTATATCAAAAAAACGCCTTCGGCGTTAGCAGGCAAAGTGTTATTTTTCAGAGTGTTCTTTTTCGCCATGAAGTTCTCGTTCAGATAGACAATCTTCTGCTAGAAATGTTAACTTCCAAAACGTACGTAAAGTATTTTCACCTAACTGTGGATCTTTTCCATACGCCAATGTAAGCCAATTTAGTATTTCACTATAATCTTTAGGATCTAGTTCAACCATATTTAAAGTTAATAAAAGCCTTTAATAAGGATTGCCACCTAGCTATTTCGCCACGATAGTCCTCTCATACGAGTATGCAAGCTCACACCACTAGGTAACAAACTTTATAAGATATTCACATTAATAATATTTATGGGACTAGATGATGGAATACCAGAAAAAACGGTAATACATAATGAACCAGAATATGAAGTAATTGACCCAGAAGAACACACACATTCAGATGGGACTGTACATTCTCACATTGATGGTCAGAAACCACATACACATGATGATAAATGTAATTGCACAGAATTACGCAATAGACATTGCCCACAACATGGATAATATTCCGACAAAAAAATAACGTCATTTGACAAAGTTTATAAAGTACCACTATTGAGATAATATATGGGATTAGTGGATTCACTCAAGAGTGCATTTAGATTAACTAACAAAGGTTATACAGAAACCACTACTAGACCTTCAATTGCTCAACCATATATGAGCACCGATACAGGTGCTAAATTACCAATTTTCCCATTTCCACTCATAATGATTTATGAGTTAGCAGATAATATTGACGCACTTAGAATACCTATTGAGACTTTGAATAGAGAGATGTTTAAGAACGGTTTTGAGGTTACAGAGAAATATAAATACAAATGTAATAACTGTAGTAAAGAATTCCAATACAAACCATTGGCAAGTGACTTACCAGATGATCAACCATTTGAAACTAATAATGACCCAGAAGTAGCACACCCACGTAAAAAGGCAATGGGTGAACTTGATCAAATACAATGTGACACTTGTGGAAGTAATGATTTAAAGAGACCTAAACCAGAGAACAGAAAGATACTTGAAGATATGTTATCAAAAGCTGTTAATGGAAACCAACAAACACTTGAAGATGTTTCAAGACAGTTAGAACGTGACTTGGAGATTAGTGATAATGCATACCTATTAGCATTAAAGAATTATTACATTGATGATACAACAGGTAAAATTGACCATAAACGTACTGCAATTAAAGAGTATTTGCGTATAGATCCACCACAAGTTGCAATGATTGCAGATAGTGATGGTAGATTAGGTTACGATGATAAGAGAAATAAAATATTTGTTTGTCCAAGATTTGAGCACAGAGACCAACGTTTAACAGAACCTAAATGTGATAGATGTGGTGCAGAAGCATTAAAGGCTATCATGGAAGTAAACTCTGTATATTCTATTGGTATTCCACAACCAAAACGTGTTGTGTATGGGGAAGGAGAAGTTATTTGGAAGGCAGGTAAATATAGACCTCACCTAATTTATGGTTTTTCACCTATCTATTCTATATGGTCAAAGGCAATGTCACTATCACATATGGACGAATATATCAGAAAATACTTTGATAAAATGAGACCACCAAGAGGATTATTGGTAGTTGCTTCACGTAACTATGAAACCTTTAGAAAGTCTTGGGACGTATTATCACAGAAAGCAGCCGAAGATCCATACATGATTCACCCATTAATGGTAGAAAGCGAGAAGGGTGGAAATAATATGGCACAGTGGATGGATTTCACTGGTTCATTAAAAGAGTTAGAATTTATTGAGATTAGAAGAGAACTTAGAATGATCATTGGTGCAATGTATGGTGTGTTACCATTCTATTATGGTGAAACCCCTGCAGGTTGGTCACAAGAAGGATTACAAGTTACAATAACTAATAGAGCAGTTAAATGGGGTCAAGACATTCTTGAGAAATCATTCTTTAGTAAGATTGCAGCAAACTTAGATGTAGATGATTGGAAATTACAATTAAAAGCAGGTGAAGAAACTGATAAACTTAGAGACTTGCAAACTGATGGTGTTGAGATACAAAACATGGCAATGTTACAACAAATGGGCTTTGAGATTACAAGAACACACACAGGTGAGTTTAAGATTAGTAAAGACAGTGCAATAACAGCAGAAGAGATGGCTATGATGAATAGTATGGGTGGTATTAACGGTAGAGGTAATATGATGGGACAACAACAAGAGAATAAACAATCTTTTGAAGGTGAACCAAAAAATTCAAGACCAAGTGATATAGGTGGTACAGGTCAAGGATCTCCAGCTAGTGGTAGTGGTACAAGTATGAGTAAGAAATCATTCCCTGATGGAATAACACCAGCTAACTTTGAAGTGGTTAAAAAGACATTACAAACATCAGTTGACTTTGGTTGGAAGAGAACAAAGACAGTAGATGAACTTAGAAAATCAACAGGTATGACAGTTAGACAAGCAAGAGAAATAGTTAAAAATGAATTTCAAGGAATGAGAGGTTGGGAAGATGAAAAAGACAAATAAAAACACAAAGGGTGCTGACGCAGGCACACAATATAGTGGTTGGACAAAGAACCCACATGAAGAAGTGAAAGATAAGAAAGAGATTAAAATAAAGAAAGTAAAAATAGCTAGTGGAACAGTTAATGTTTACAAAGCAGAATTTAGTGAGATAGATCAACTATTAGATGACATAAGAAAAGAATGTAGAAAGAATGGTCTTAATGATTATGCTTGTACCAATATTAGAAACTTATTAGACGAAACACTTAAAAAGGTTAGACTCTCACAGAACTAATATGGCAACAAAGTTAGACACTAATGCCAATGCAAATGATTTAACAAAGAAACTTTGGGATAAACATCAGTCAGATGAATACACTCATGTAGATCATTACAAAGAAGCTGTATGTATAAACTGTTTTAAACGTGATGCAAGTGCAGCAACAATAGTTGATATTTGTGGTGACTGTGCTGGAAAGCGTGGTAGAGAACCATTATTAGCTAAAATAAAGGATAATTACTATGGGTATTGTTTCTTTTGTAATAAGTATAAATTTCATGTAGAACAAATCAATGCAAGGTTTTGTAAGTCTTGTCATGGTAGAATTGCAAAGAACCTAAAAGATTTTAACAAGAAAGGTGGAATGTATGGTGCAGATCCATTTTGGCAAAAGATGAAGAAACGACATGGTAAAGATTGGCAAATAATTATGAGTCAAGGCTTAGGTAACAAGAGATGATTTGTAATGAAGGTGGTTGGTTTTGGTTTACGAATTGGTTCTTTAATACCTGTTTAATCACTTAAACCTTTACGTTTTTCTAACTTCCATTTCTCATATTCTTTAAGATCAGGTGGAGTTAAAAGTAATTCTAAAAGCTTTTCAATTCTTCCTAGTTTATCATCTATGCCATCAAGTTTATCTTCAACTTCTCCAAGTATGACATTAAACACCATCTTTACTCTCCAAAACTAAGTTTATTCTATCCATCATTAAATCATAATACCTATATGCATAGTTGATTTCTTTTCTCTTTGTTTTCTCACCATAGTATCTATCAACACGTAGTTGGAGTTCTGGTTTTCTTAAGAACTTTGGAAATATATCTAGTTTATTTTTATTATGATTATAATATAATGAACCAAACTTAACAAGTTTCTCGGTACCACTTTCCCATTTACCTAGATCACCATTTCTAAAATGAACAATGGTTCTCTCCATACGTGGTTGTTCTTTGTGCATGCTTGTGTTAGTTACAACAAGTAATTGTTCTCCTTTAACATATAAATCCAATAACGGACATTCTCTTAATTTATCTTCTTGAAAATCTTTATACATTTTCTCATATGTTTCTTTACAGTCATACACATAAATCGATGTAGCCATGTTCTTAAAAAGTAATACTTATTAATATAACTTTTCAACAAGCAATATGGTCGATAGATTAGAATCAGAGCACATGCAATGTAAATGTAAAAAGAAAATGTACCCTTACACTGATGGTCTTCATAGTATTTTTATATGTTTTGCTTGTGGTAGATTTGAGGGCGTGAGTGGTGGTGACACAATGTTCATGGAACTTGTTACACGAGATCCGTTAATTCTATTAGAGTTAATAGAGACTAAAGAACTCAGACCAATGTAATCTTTAAATACCGAAATGACCAAAAGGTATTTATGTTCGAAATAATTGATGGATTATTCTCAGAAATAGTCATAGCAATCGCTCTTGGTAGTGGTGGAACATTAATAGCATATTTTAGAAAAATATCTTCTACACAAAAGGACTTATGTTTAAGAGTTACACAACTACAAAAAGCCCTAATTATTTTAGCAACAGCATTAGATAGACAATCTAATAGACTTCATGAAGAAGCCAACTCTGATTTAGAAGATTTAGTAGGAAAAGTCTTAGACAAAGAGTAATAATCCTTATATAATCCCTCAGAATCAATCAATCTATGGTAGATCCAGTACTAATAACTGTTGGAGCAGCAGTAATCGGTGCAGGTTTAAACACACTACGAGGTTACTTACATAGAACAGACGAACCTTTCTCTGCAAGAAAATTCGCAGGTGCTTTAATCATATCCACCTTCGCAGCAGTAGCAATAGGTCAAACTATCGCAACTGAGGGAGTTGGGGATATTGGTTTAGCCTTAGTTGGTTTGACCACTGGTTTCGCAGCTGATTTCGCAGTTACAAAAGCAAAGAAAGACTAGAATGGCTATGTTTTGGGTAAATTACCCAACCATTTTACCTTTTTTACTAAAAACTTTATAAGTAATAATGTATGAATTTAAACATTGGAAAGTGAGGATTTATATTTCAATCGACTAGTAACTAAGTCTCTACACGCCATTCAAGGCGATGATAGATTCTTTGAAGGTTATCTCACAGTCCAAGTAAAAGATAAACAGGGTGAAATAACAGTTGTAGATGAATTAATCAAGGTTTTACCTATTTGGATGGATAGAGGAGCACCAATCAGTGATACTCATTCTAACCGTATTATTGGAAAAGGCATTAGTTATGCACAAACAGTGTATAAAAACAAAGAAGGAGAGGATTTGCCAGCAATCAAAATAACAGGTAAAATACATAAGAATTATGAATTAGATAATGAGATTTGGAAAAAAATCAAATCAGGCGAGTATAAAGGACTATCATTCGGTGGAGCAACAAAATCAAACAGAACTCCAAAAGTAATGAAAGATGGTTCAGTAGCATATGAATTAAAGAATTTAGAGCATTATGAGGTAGCAGTTTGTAAAGATCCAGCTGTCCCATTAGCATTAATTACTGATTATAACCCAATTGCAAAGGCTATGACTGAAAATATTGAGGAAAGAGATGGCAAAATGGTCATAAAATGTGACAAATTCGGCTGTTATGTTGAAAAAGATAGTAATATGGGTGGAGGAGATCAAATACACGCACAAGGACAACGTGGTTTAGGTCATGATCATACATACAATCAGAATTCAGGTGTAGGAACAGGCGTTCAAACAACAGAAGTAAAGGATGAAAATGAAGATAAAGCAGATGAAAAAGACAGTGAAGGTAAACAAGACGCAGAAAATGATGGTAATAATCATGGTGCATACAATCAAGATGTTAATGAACATGCAAGTTCTGGTAGAAAAATTAAATCAGGTTATCAAACAGAAGATAATAATAATCAACTAGGTGGTCAAGGAAAGGCTGATTCTGATACATATAAAAGTGACGAAATACTTATAAACTCGAAAAAAGAAGAATCTGATAAGGACATGGCAGAAGAAGAATCCAAAAAAGAAGTTATAGAAGAGACAGAAGCCAAAGATGAAAAAGAAGAATCACAAGACAAGGAAGAAGTTGAAAAATCATTCCGAGACACCGTGAAATCAAACATGGAAACATTAACTGATGTTATCCAATCTTTAGCAGAAACTCAAAAAGCTGTTGGCTCTACCTTAGATGGTATTGACAATAGACTTAAAGCCTTAGAAACTCCAACTGACCTCCCATTGAAACCAGCAGTTTCAGATGAAGAAGATGTAGGAGCAAAAGTCACCGTACCAGACGAATATCAATCAAATTCACGTCAAACTGGATTAGATTCAGATAGAAGTCCAAACGATGGTGAGAAATCACCAGAAGCTGACGAAGGTGAGTTGAAAATGCAAGAGAAAGCAGAACACACTTTTTCTACAGAAACCCCAAGACCAACTACACAAGTAGCAAAATCATTCGAAGAGGACTTTAGTCCAATTTTGAAAGATGCTCGTGAAAATGGTTATGAAGGTTTAGCTGGCGTCGCACGTAACATTCTGAAAGGAACTTACTATCAACCAACTCCAGACGAGGTAGGTCAATACTAAAATGGTACAAATCAAAACAATCGATGAGTTGGAAGCACAATACTACGGCTATAACCGTAACCTCCTTAGAAAAGCAGATGCTCCAGTAACAACTAGCACCGCAGGTACATTTAATGCTATCTTCGGCGCATATGCATGGGCTCAATTAAACCTTGAGGCAAACGCTTTTGGTATATTACCAAAATACCCATGGGACAAATCTGGATGGAGGGTCATTACAGCCAAACCAACACTAAACACTAACCAAGGCAATACTGCATTGGGTGGTACAAGTGAAGGTGGAAATATTGCTGAGACAGTAAAGCCAACATTACAAGAGATTGATGTTAGACCAAAGACAGCTCAATTGCCTTTCAGTGCAACTGAGGTTATGGAATGGTTAGCAACACACTCTAAAGATGACATTTGGGGAGGACTTGGTTCACTCCGTTTGTATATGGCAGTACAGCACAAAGAATTTCTAAATCGTATGCTTCTAGCAGATGTTGAAGGTACAGTAAGTGGATCAGGTACATGGGCAGGTACTAAAGACTTTGAGACTCTTGACAGAATCATTTCAAGTGATGCTGAGGAAGATGCTCTAGGTGGAAGTACAACAGGTTCATATGATCCATGGGCAGCTAATGCAACCATTGATAGAGACTCTGGAACTGACTTTGATAGCACAGTAGAATCTGCTTCTGGTACTATAGGTACCAATGGCGTCTTAACAGATGATACACTCCGTACTTTCTTACGAAAGATTAGAGTAGCAGCTGGTAAAGATCCAAACGTATTCCTCGGTTCCCACGAAGTTTACTCCGAAATACAAGGTTTATACATGCCTTCCGTCCGTATTCCAAATCCATACGGCGAAAGTTTAGTACAAATCGATGTTAACGGAATTCAAACATTCAAAGGTACAGGTGTCGGAATTCACGTAGATTCCATTTACGGAATACCATTCATTCCATCCAAAGATGCTCCAAGCGATGCTGGTGATTCAGCAGAAATCGGAAGATTATTCGCATTGGACACTAGTGATGCAGAAGGATATGGTTATCCAAGAATCGGAATTCAAATCGCAATTCCAACTGAATACTATGAAGCAACTAGAAGATCCGCAGGCTATCCATTCATCAACAATGCATTTGTTGAGAAAGGTGTTTTCAGAACAATGGGCGAAACAGTTTGTCGTCACTTCAAATCACAAGGTAAGATTAGAGATATTAAACTTTAGTCGAACTAACCCCCTTTTTTCCTTTTTTTTAATACTTATATCTAGGAACACCTAAAAACAATTAGTGAGAGAGTCAGAGCTTTACACATTCTTGTGCGTTGGAGAATTTAACAACGTTTAACAAATTTTACCCCTCTAGTGAAAACTAGGGGGGCATATTTATATAATACCCTATTGTGAAATATATATGGCAGTTACATTAAGTACATCCGACTGGACAGCTGGCAATGTCAGAAAAACACTTTCTTGGCAAGCAGCATTGACTTCAAAACTGCGAATCTATAAGATCAAAGCTACCGCAGGTGGTTCTGATGCTTATGCAACTAACGGAGTGTCAGCCGACCTCAAAGAGGGAAGAATCTCTACACTCGTAGCAGTGATACCTGAATTTACAGATTCACTATACAAAGTAGAATATGATAAGGCTAACGAAAAGATTAAACTCTATTCCGTAGGTGGTTCAGCAGGTGCAGTATTTGCAGAAGTAGCAAACTCAACTTCAATTGCAAATAAAGTATTCGAATTCCTAGTCATAGGCTACTAGATCCAAAAAAAGCCAATTTTTTTTCTTTTACTCTCAGAAAACATTATATACTCGTATATCCTCATATAAGCATGGTAGAATTAAACCACAATGTAATCTCATTTAATGCAGATACAGCTATAAAAGCTAGTCACGGTGTTGTCGTTTCTGTCTTTTGTAGCAAAAAAGGTTCAAGTGGAGCTAAATTAGTATTAAAGAATGGTGATGCTAGTGGGGTAACAGAATTCTCTATTTTTGGTGAAATAGAAGGAAATTATCAAGATATCAATAGAAGATTTGAGAGTGGTATCTATGCAGACGTCACAGGTTCAGCAGAATGGACTGTTGTTTTTAAGTAAATTTAAATACATACTCGGTTTATATATTACATGGCTACAACTTACTGTTCAGTCGCAGATGTATCTGATTTTCTCAGAGTCCCCATTACTGCTAACAGTACTCCTAATAAGACACAAGTTGAGAAGATAATCAACAGAAAAGAAGATGAATTTGACCGAAGAACAGGTCACGCATGGCGTACAAAAACTATAACAAGAGAGGTTCATAGTTTACCATTACTTTATACATTTGGTTGGGGTACACCTATATTTCTAAAACATAGAAGAATTTTAGATCTAAATTCAAGTCAAGGAGATAAAATAGAAATTTGGCAGGGTGCTAGTGCAACATGGGAAAACATTGTAGATAACGGTCAATGGTTTGATATAGAGTATGAAAGAGGTACACTTGCATTAAGAGGTTTCCTATTTTCAATTCTAAGAAAGAATAGAGTGAGAGTTACATACAGATATGGAGGAGAAGAATATTCAGGTGATACAGTTATTCCTTCTGATATATCAGATGCAATAATTAAAATGACAGCTATTGATTTAATGAATAGTAGTTTCCGTATGGATGAATTGCCAACAGGTGGTATAAACTCACCAAGTGAATCAAAGAAATATTGGCAAGATGATATTGAGCAATGTATCACTAATCGGAAAGAAGTATTTGTTATAGCCTAATGAATACATATGAGTCCTTAAAAGGAATGTTTCGTGTAAATAAAATCGTTAAAGGTCTTCAAAGAGTAAGAAGAATATTAAAAGCTAATGGTGATGCTAGTATTAAAATAGGAGGTAAAGAAGTGAAACTGAATTCAACCACCAATGAATTAATAGAGGCTGCAAGTTGGGATGGAGAAATAGAATTAGACTATCCAACACCAAATGATGTTAAAAACTTTGAAGCTTGGGAATCTGCAACAGAAGCAGAAGTAGATAATGCTATAGCACAAATGCAAGATTATAACATAGAAAGAGACCCAACAGATATGTGGATGGAATCATTTATTGGTAAAAGATCAGTTACAAGCATACCAGAACAAGTTAAAAAAGATACAACACCAGATAGTTATAAAAAAGGATGGTACCCAGCAACAGCAAAACCAAACATCTCAGCAATAAAACACTGGGTGGAACATGTGAAAATAGCTGGCATGTCAGATGAAGAAGTGATTGAGGAGTATTATAGAGAAAAAGATACACCTGAAATGGAGCAGTTTATGAGCGTGACTGAGAATTTTAAAAAACATATGAAAACTATTAATTTTTCTCCAAATGAACATCAACGTAATCCAACCACCACGAAGAGACTTTTAATAGATGCTGTTGCGTACAAAGTATCAAGGAAATTATGGTATGTTGGTAGAAAACCAAACCAAATGACTGATCATGAATGGAATGAGCATACTAAGAATATGAGACCTTCCGAAGGCTCATATGGAGGTAAAGATGAATGGAAAAATTTCAAATATACCGTCAATTATAAATACCATTCAGGTGAATAAGATATATGGGAATATTCACATATGATGCAGTTACAATAGTTCAAGATCTTATCACTAATAAATGGAAAGACATTAGACCACCAAGAGTATCAGCTATTTGGGATAAAAGATCTGTTGGATTTATGGATGATAGACGTGATGAGTTAATCATATATCCAAAAAATGAGGTAGTTAATTATTTTGGAATTGGTGGACAGGCTTTTTGGCATGACCAACAATTAGAATTAGAAATAAGAACCTTTAGAGATATTAAAAGACATAATGAGGTAGTAAAGAAGGTTGCAACCATAATAAAAGAGAATATAACAGGCACAGGTTATGCTGATTTACGTGTAGTTAGTTCATTCAGTAAAAACTACCTTTATCGTAATATGTATAGTTACATACTCACATTATCCATAAGAAAGGCAGATCCCTAATAATCTTTAAATAGGAATACGTTATCTTTTATATTATGGCAGAAGTTTATACATCTGGTGGAGCATCGGTAATTTATGGCTTTGAAGCAGCTGGCTCATTTGCTGGAGCATCACCAACAGTCAATAAAACATATGGACTAAATACTAGAGTAACATCATTAAGTTTAACAACAAATAGAATAGATTTTAATAAATTAGGTCAAGTAGAACCAGCAGCTTACGGATATGGACAACAACAGGGAAGACTTGGTATTGGTTTTGTATTTGATTCACAAACATCACATGCAATATTCGGTGGTGTATATGGAGAATCAGGCGCAGCTGGAAATAGTAGTGCACCTCACTATTACCCACATGCTACAATAGGAGAAAATAAAGCACCAATAACAGCAAAATCAATTGCAACACAAATTCAAGTACAAATGGGTTCAAACCTTTCAACAAGAAAATTATTAGGAGGAGTTGTTAACAGTATAGGATTATCAACATCAATTGGAGAACCAGTTAACGGAACAGTTGATATGACATTTGGTAAAGAAGTA